TTCTTCGTCTGTAAATGTAATACAGAGATCTCCTGTTGGTTCAACTGTCTTAGATATTGCAATTTTCATAATTGTGTTTTCCATCCCCATTTTAAATTAAACCAAGCATGTTCTTTTTCAGCCATAGTCTTAGTAAAATTGAGATCCTTTTTAATCTCATCAACAAACCACTGCTTAAAACAAGCTTCTTGTTCAAGACTCCACGTTTTTTTGTGATACCAATTTTCTTGTTGAGCGAAGTTTTCATCAAACTTATCGAACCCAACAGCTTGAAATAGCTTGTCGAGACTTTTTTGTAAAAATTTATTGTATTTATTCATATTAAATCTACTTGGTGTTCATTTAACAGGGTACGCAATTCTTGTCTGAGGTTCTCATAAATAGAATATTCTCCATTAGACAAGTTGGAAGAATATTTGAGCTTATTTCTAAGACTACTGTCAAATTCAAACAATATTAATTTATATTTCCATCCATTGAGAGCAATATCAAATTCTTCCTGCTCTTCTGGTATATTATATTCCAATTTAGCCAACATGAGTGAATTTTAACGCAAAAAAATTATTAGTCAACGTGCAATCGCTTACATTGTATGTTGTAAAATTCAAATATGTCTAATGCTTTACAATCTCGGAAATAATTTTCTTCGTAAACAACTTCTTTAATTCCGTGAGCAACTATAGCTGAAGCACAACTAGAGCATGGAAGCAGTGTGCAGGCTATTAACTTGCATTCTCCACGTTTAAACAACGATAAAAGGTTGATTTCAGCATGAACAATGTAAGGACGTCTTTTGTCTCTATCTTCCCAAAAAGCATCAGAAGCGTTTGTACCAGCTCCTAGACCGTTATATGCCACTCCTATAACGCGGTTAGAATAATCTAATGCACATGCTCCTACTTGGACAAAGGCATCTTCTGAACGAAGTGCAGCAACTTTTGCTATTTTTAAAGCATATTTATCCCAAGAAATACGACTAGACATGCTCGTATATTAATGCAATAAAAACAAAAAACAACCCTGCCATTTTAAATAGCAGGGTTGTTTCGTATAAGGGGGTTGTTATAAAAATAACTTAGCCCGTAGATATTTAGCTGACTAAGCCGCTGCTAACTGCTGTATCTCTACCGATGTTAGCTGCATCTCCAGCTCTCCAGAATTGATATGCAAGAGTGCACTGAACGCTTGCAATATTGCCTGTATCTTTTACATCGTACTGTGTATCAGCAATATTTTGAATATATACACCAAACAATTTATACACACGCTTGATGTCAGTTGCTGTCTTTCCGATTAAATTTAAAATTAAAGTATTTTCAGGAGATGGTAAAGAATATTCACCTGTTGAAGTTGCTTCATCAAAAGTATTGAATGTAGCTGCTTCAAGAGCTGCTCTAATATCATAGTTTTCATCACATCTAAACGTTACTTGATACCCAGCAGATCCAGGATATGAAACCGTACCCGGCAAATTAAACGAGAGACCTCTGTAAGGAACAGGGATGTTGTTTATAGCTCTTCCGGGTAAGGAAGCTGTTTCGATGTACACAAGATGATCGTTTCCGAAGTTGACGTTACCGAATTTGCCGGTAACTTGGAATTGAAATAATCTTGCGAAGTCATTTTCATGAGCGATGTCATAAAATTTACCAATTGTGAAGTCGTCTGCCATATATATTATTTATTGTTGATTGTTGATTGTTTGTTGTTAAATTACAGTAATTCTTGGAAATCCTGTCCTGTGCGGGTTGCAACGAAGTTTACTAAGATGAACTCAGCTGTTCTTACTGGCTTGATGTAGATGTCAACAACCATTTCGTTGTTTTCAATCACATTGATAGGATTGTTTCTCTCATCGGCCACGATCAAGTAGTCATAAAGACCACTCGTGCCTTTGGCTAAGTCAAAGAGAGGAATTAATGATGTTACAACACGTGATCTTGTAAATGTTGTGTTTGGTTCGAACACGAATTGTCTTAATGTTCTTGCAGTCGAGCGCTCAAGAGACAAGAACAACCTTCTTACATTGATTCGATCAAAAGCTGTTGGTTTTGTCTGGAGAGTTTTTTGGCCCATGACGACGTAACCGTCTCCTTGGTAGTACACGACAGGGTTAAGTGATATTTCGTAAAATCTATCTCTTTGTTTCAAATTAGGGTTAATAGCTAAATCAATCGCGTCAAATTTACCTCTAGTTATACCAGCTGGTGCTGCCCACATATATTCAACGTGGTCGTTATAGGCGTACACGCCTGCTGCGTATGCAGAGAACGGAGCCCACATTGATCGACCGCTGTAGAGGTCGTTAATTTTGATCCAGTTAGCATATATAGCTGCATAATTGGACTCGTTATCTTGTGCACACTCCTTGAGTGGCTCGTAAATGTCATTGATAAAGTTCTTCGTGTCCATGTCAATAATCTTTTGATCTCGACCATTAATGAAGCATGCTCGAGGAGCGTCAAGAATACTGAAGCAATCCTTGCGGATGTTTTCACTGAAGTTAATCAAAACCTTCACTACTTTTTGCCAATCCGGAATGGCTGCATAAGCATTTGGCAAGAACTTATCTTCGCTGTACGTTCCACCACCAAAGTACTGAGTAACTGAATAAATTGTCGAAAGACCAGCATCAGCAACAACATCAATTTCTACGTTTTCTACGTTCTCGAGCGGTCTTAAAACTTTATCAAGTTTTCCTGGAACGTTGCCGATGATCTTGGCTGTTTCTTGATTTCGTGTATCAGGAGTATAAACGCCGAGTGGGAACAAGTTCTTGGCTGATGAGCTAACTGTGATGCGAGATGATGGACGTGTGCTACTAGCTGTCCAGTCAAATATTTTAGACAGTGTGGGGTTTACGTACATCTTCATTACAGGAGAGGCTCCGTTTACCATTTCTTCGATGTATGCGTTGTTCAGCACACCACCACCTGGCTGTATTTGTTTCTTTGTAGAATCAAAAGATGCAAGATACTTCTCAGTAGAAGTGATGCCGAGTAATGTAGCGTCTTGAGTTGAGCGACGAATGCGGAAAACACACAAAGAAAGCTGGTCTTGATATAAGCTTGTTCCAAAGCCAGAGAAACCAACCTTTTCAAGAGTTTCTGAAACAGACGTCACTCCTCTGATCGACTGGTAGTCGGTTGCAGATAAGGTGAATTCGAGTCTATCTGTTTGTAATGTAGAAAAATTTGAGTGATCGCTTGTTGTTAAAATTTTGATGCCAGTAATCGAGTCAAAATTAGTCGATCCAGCTGTAACCGAAAGGTTGTCAGCCATGCCAATATAGTACCCCTCACCGACTTCATTCTGAGTTGATTGAATGTCATTAAGAATTACGAAACCAGCCTTGAGATCAAAAGTGCCAGAATTTGTTACAATTTCAGCAGCTCCACCAGTTCCCGCTGTATCAGACCAATCGTAATTCCCACTAGCGAGCAATTCGTAATTTGCTCTTGAAAGAGGGACGTGTACTGGAGCGCCAATTGTCCATTCCGTTTCAGCATCTGGTTGAGTAGAGACAGCTGAAGTCATTGGATAAAATAAACCACTATATCCATTTGTAAAATCAGTTCCTAATTCTTCACCATATGGCAAGCGAATAGCATAAAGCATTGGTTGACCAGGAGACATTAACACTTCTCTACATGAATAGTAGAAGTATTTTTCAGCTGGAGTTGTTGGTAAACCAAAAATGGTCTCGAGCTCAGACACAGAAGTAATAAGTGTCGGTTCGCCTGAAGGTCCTTGTGAAGAAAATCCTGGAATGACTACTTTTGTTCCTGTTGGTTGGGACTCTTTAATCGAGAGATCCTTTTCTGTTATTTGGATGCCGGGTGAGTTTATTGTTCTTGCCATATAATTTTATTTATCTATTTTGTAGTTATTTTTTTAAAGGGCTAATTAATAATCTGCTAAAAGAAAATTGCACGTTCGTATCTAAAATTTTGCCATCTATATATGAGTAGTTCAAATTACCTAAATTTGTAATGAATGCGTCTAAATAAGTAAATTGCATTACTGGAGCTGTGTACTCATCTAGTGCTGTAATAGTTAAAGTGGTCTGATATTCTGCAATATTTCCTTGCAAAGCTTTATCGGATACGCCAATTGGAGGAACAGACCCTGAATAAAACGATTTTGAAGCTTCATTCAACAAAGCAAGCCATTTCCAAAAAATGTAGTAATTTTTGTACTGATTGTCTATTAAGAAATTCACTACAAGTGGTTCATATCTTGGTCTGGCGTACGATGATACCGTAACGTTTTGTCCTTTATATGGAACATCTATTGAGGGCACAGATACAGCTGGTACTACTGACCCATGAACCGTTATTTGCAAATTGTTTACATCCAATAGCGGATCACTGACAGATCGTTCTCGTAAAATAGTGGGCAAATTCATCATTAACAAGAATTTGTCCGATGAAGCAGTGTTTAACGGAGAGTTTAACTGAGGATTTTCGCAATTTTGATAAGATGTCATGTTAGTGTAAAAATTCGTATCCTTGTTCGAATAAACTTTCTAAATCTTCATCATATTTAGTTATTATGTTTAAATCTTCGTATTTCAAATTAAACGTTTTGTTAACTATTTGAGTTTCGGCATTATTTATGGGAACGAGCGTAGCATACTTATTTAATTGTTTTAACATAAACATTTCTGGTTCAATTGGCCAAAACCCGTTGCTTTTAATTTTTGTTGGTTTGTGTTGAAAGTCAAAATCTATAATCTCAAAATATTGTTGGCATACTTCTGGTTCTAGAATAAACAGAGCCCAAACTAAAGCCATAACACGATCATCAAAAAAACTATCGTTTTTCTTTCTAAAGGTTCCATTTGGAAATCTAACAAACGTTTCAAATTCAGATATGGTTTGTGGGTCATTAATATGAACTGACTGAAGATGGTTGACCCAGTACCTTAAATTTTGAATGCCATCAAAACGTATATTAGTATGTGACAGCACTCCTAAATTTCGTGTTCTATTATATTTGTCTTGCTCTGAAATTTTAGAATAACTTACTATTTTTTCGTAATTGTGGTTATGATATAAAGCATCAATTACTTGTGAGCCACAATTATTTCTCTCAATTAAAATCGGAGGAAGACCCCAAGACATGCCCAGAATGTTTAGTTTATTAGCAAAGTGGTATGGTTCTATGACAGCTGATCCATATACAGCTACTTGTTTTATGTTTTGTAGATCTGTCACATTAAGCACTTGTGCAACAGAAGACGCTCTGCCAATGCCCTCACTTACGTCGACTCCGACTACGTAAAGCTGGGATGGATCGGGATATTCAAAAACGGAGTACTCCCCGTCTTCAGAAACCCAAATTGGATCCCGTTTTAATTTTTTAAAACGTTCTATTACTGTAGTTCCTACAGCGCTAGTAGAAGCATCAAGAAAAGTGTTGCCGAACTCTTGTTCAAACTTTTCTTCTGATCCAAGCAGCTGTATTTGATCTTGTTTCCATTGTTCGTCTCTTCCAGGTCTGTCCCACCAATCTATTCTGGCAGACTTCCAGCTAGGAAGCTTACCACTCTCAGCTCCTGAAAAAATCTCATAAAATTTATTACCGACTCCATTCGGAGTACTGACAAGCAATACTTTTGTTTTTTTTCCAGAAGATACTGCTGGTATAACAGATGACCAAAATTCTTCTAATATGTATGACTCAATGAAGGCTACCTCATCAATAGCTAATGTGCTTAAACTGTCACCACGAATCGATGTGGCTGTAGTAGTGGACACGACGATGCTGGAATCATTAGCAAGCGTCATGCCAGTCTTTCCATAGTCCTTGACACCTGGCTTAATAAAATTTGGTAGTTGTTCGTAAGCCATCCTAACTCGCTTAAAAATATTAATTGCTGTAGATTCTTTATTTGCAACAATTGCTGCACGATGATCATCATTAAAGCACGCCATCCATAACACAAAAATCGTCAGTAAAGTTGATTTGCCAGATTGTCTTGATGCAAGATTTACTGAAAACCTGTTGTTTACCATGTTGATTAACATGGATTTTTGGGCTTCATATAATTTGATCCGTTGTTTGCCCTCGTCTAAGTTCACAATATAAAAGAAATTCTCAGCAAAATAAATAATATCGTTTTTGCACTTTCTGAGCTCCAATATCATGTCTGGAGTGAACTCATATTGAGCATGAGCCACTGGCACATTTTTCGAACCCCTGTAATAGTAATCAGCGCTTATTGGTTCGGAGTTTATTATTTTTTCACATGAAATATTATAACCTATTTCTGTAAGCTTGTCGTCGTTAAGCTCTCTGTTTAAAATTTCGTCTTCCGTCTCTGCAATTATCTCTGCGACCTTGCTGTCTAATTGTGCTTGGACCAGATCTGGCGTTTCTGTGATATCCTTTTTTTTGGCTTTTGTTGTGCTGCCTTTTGGTCTACCTCTCTTAGGTTTATTCTTTGAACCCTTCGGTCTGCCTCTCTTTGAATCTTCGTTCTCCATGGTTATATTTACGTTATGGTCTATTGTGAGCCATATTCATAAATACCATTCTCAACAAATCAGCTAAAGCTGAATCATCTTTAGATGTTTTAGCATTAGAAATTATAACCTGTTCGTCTTTTAAGGTATATCCAATTAAAGTATAAGCAGACAAAAATTCGTCAATGATAGAAGTAAGTTGAGTTATGTCTTTATGACTTTCTACTTTACTAAACGTGCTTTGTTTATATTCATTTAACGCTTTAGCCAGCATATTCTCTATGTTAATTTTTTCAGGCTGAGACATCATGTGCAATGGAATGCTAGAGGAATCTTCTGGCAGCTCTTCTATAGAAGGTCTGGTCTTCTTTTTTCTAGTACGTTTAGTAGGTTTCATTTGGTTCTACGTTAGTTTTTGCATTACCAAGAATACCGTATTTCACCAAATGTTTTATAAGAACTTCAAATGAAGACGTTTTTAGATTTAGTCTACCTGGGATGTATTGATTACCATCATACAATTCAAAAAAACTTTCTCCAATGTATGGATCATTAATATAGCATGTACAAAAAATAGAAGCTCCTCCAGGATCTATCATGATTGTCCATGATCTGGGATCTCCTTCGCTGTATTCAACAAACAACTTGTTTGCAAAATATCCAGAATCTCTCAGTCTTTTAAGAGTATAACCTAGTGTAGTCAATTTGTTTGCCATATAGTTTTAATTAAAGGCAAATGTAAACAAATTCTACTTCACAAGACCGGAGATTATATATTCAACGTACTGTCCTTTGAATTTGAAAATCTTTAATGCGAAATTTACATAAACATTGATTGCCTCGTCATTAAAAGAAAAAAGCAGAAGGTTTTGTATATTAATAGGAAAACTCTCCAGCAAAGGAGTACCAGAACATATAGAGTTCGTTTCTATTGTGATTTCGTTTGTATTAGCTTTTTGATCATCGCCCAATCTAGCTTTTATTTTGTTTGTTTGTGGATCAGCAAAAAAATAAATTTTTTCTGCATCAGGAACGATTGAGTTAAATTTGATAATCTCTGTTAATTTTTGTTTTGTTAGCTCAAAAGAACAATCAAAAGTCAGACTAGAAAGTTTCTCTTCAGAAATAGACTTCTTGTTTACAACATAAGATTCGTCTAATAGGTGATACTTAAAAGAAAAGTTGCTGCCTTTAAAATCAATGACGTTTGAGTTAATATTCAAATTTATGTTGTCATCATCCACGCTAGAAAACAACCGCAAAAATGTTTTACAGTCCGGTATAATGCATTGAAATGGGTCTACTGATCTGCATTGTACATTAGACAAAAGTATTAAAGAGTTATCTGATGATGAAACCAACGTTTTTGCTAAAAACTCGTTGTT